ACCCTCCTTGCTTCACCCATACTCAATCCTCCTTTCATAGCCTCCCCCTGAGTTCTTTCAATGTCAGCTCCCGCCCGGAGCCGTCAACCAACTGCTGCAACGTGATCTTGCCCTTTCGCCACAGGTCCGCCCTACCTGGCCCGAGAAGGTCGTCAACGTAGGCCGCGGGCTTCCCCTTCAGGAACTCGGCAAAAGTGATGTCCGCCCGGATCTGCCCCTCGTCGCTCGCACGGGTGCCGGTGGGTACTTCATCGATGTCAACGCCGAGTTCGCGGTAGGTCTTGGTTATGCCCACAAGGAGCGATCGGCAATTCCAATGGCGAGGCGTGCCCCCGTTGAAAGGGAGTTTTGTTCCCATGATCGGCTTCCCGGTGAGATCCCAACAGCCCCCGGAATAGGCGATGCAGGTAGTGCTATTGTGGACTATGACACCGCCTGCAACATAGGAAACGTCGCCCTCGATAGAAAGTGATATAATTTCTACAGGTTCGATTCGTTCTTTCCCTGTGATGCCAGCGCCTTTAACATTTTCTCTTTCCAATATCGCGATTTCCCCTTCGCCATACGGATAGCACGCTCCTCTGGGGTCCATGATGCTCTCCGTTTTTCCCATATTTCCAGGCGCTTTTCCAAGGAAAGGACTGGTGGCTTCCGGGTCTTCATCTTTTCCCGGTATGCAGGGTCTTTCCACTTCTCTTTCATCGCTGCCGCCATTTTCTTTGCTCTTGAATTTACCCAGATAGGATCTGTTTTCCTTAGCTCTGCCTGCCGCGCCTCCCTCGCTGCGTTCACCTTCTCCCGATATGCGGGGTCCTGCCAGTTCCTTTTTCCCGCGTCCTTCATCGCTTGCTTCTCTTTCGGAGTCCTGGGGCGCTGATTTGAGGCTGTTATCTTTACAAGCCAGTCCGATTCCGTTCTTGCCCTCATGCACTGTCTGCCTTCGGGAGTTGCATAAAACCGCCTGTTTGCCTCTGCAACCTTCGGCCCTGCCTTGATTGCTGCCGCACGCATCTTCTCCCTGAATTCCGGGTCCGTCCTGTACTTCTCTGACAGTTTCCTCCCCGACTCCCTGAAAGATTCCTCTGATCGTCCGACGATCCCCCTCCCGCCGTCCGTCATGTTGTGGCCATACGGTACTTTCGTATTCAACGCCTTGATGAAGTGCTTTTCCAGAAGAAAGGCCGCTTCCCTGCTTGTTGTCTCCGCCAGTATCGACAACTCCGGTTCGCCGTTCTTTTTCCATGCGTCGTTCAGTGATGGCTGAGTCCCAACCTCCGACCGCTGCTGATGCTGCCTGATGCGGAGCTTTGGCTTCCCCGAAACTCCGACATAGCACTTCCCGTCGGGAAATGTCAGGCAGTAAACAAAGATCACCGACTTCTTTCCATCCTGTTTTTGTGAGCATCCTATGTCCATGCGTCGTCCTCCCTATAATTTTTCCGTTATAGTAGCGTATTTCTACGCTTGACGCAAGCACTATCTTTTCAATAGCCACAACTTTACATGGTTTTGCTGTCAACCCTCCTACAACATAATCGCCTGTAATTATGTAGCCAATAGGTTTTTGCGATCCATCAGCCATTAAGATTTTAGTCTCTTGACTCCAACAAGTGTGGCCGTCCAGGGTCGAGAGCTGCCGCACCCCCTTTATGATGTCCGAATTTGCCCGGAAGGTGGCAAGGCGGGCGTCGTTCGCCACCTGCTGAATCGAGGTATGGACCAGGGCAAAGGCATTCCGGCGGGCAACCTCCATGATCCCCACCGTCCCCAGCCGCTTCGATCCCGCGATCCTTCGCACGATCTGCATCACGGTTTCATTCTGTGCGATCCCCTGCCGGACCTGGGCGGCAAAACGGAATTGCAGGTCCTGGGATTGCTTCGCCCACCATGCGGAGGAGGGGGCACCTTCGATGAGCGAACCGTTAACCAGGGCCTTCAGCATCGCCTCAGTGGGCAGGGACGCCTCGAGGCCGATAGCGGCAAAGGTCTTGCTGATGGTCTCCGCCTCAAGGGTGGCAAGGTCATTGAAGTCGAGTTCCGCCTGAATGCCGCTGTACCCCTGGGCGATCACCTCGTTTGCCTCCCGGAGGAGCACCCGCACCCGCGCTTTCCCATAGTCGCTGAGGCCGTTGTTGAGCTTGTACTTCAGCTCCTTGAGGACGGCCAGGAGGAGGGCGTCAACCTTCCGCTTCTCCCCCGCGGTGAAGCGCATGAGGTCGATCTGATGGGAGATCGCTGCGTCGGTTAGGATGAGGTCGGCGGGGTTCATGGCTTGTGCCTCGGCTTAAATGTTCTCGTTCCAACGTACCAGATCAATGATTTCTTGATTCTGTGATAGACACGATACTCTCGCATTCCTCCCCTGTATTCTGGCAAGCGCTCATACCCTTCAAGGCGATTTGACCACACCATCCACAAATCAAAATCCTCCTCTTTGTCGGCGTTGCTCATATCGGCAGACGATCCCCACGAAAGAGAAGGCGATTTCGTAAAGCAAACATACGGCGGTTTCCAAAGACCACACCGTGAAATTCTTCCGGGGCACAAACCGTGCCTTAGAATGCTCTTTCTCCGGGAAGACGGTGACCAATGATAGAGAAGAAACGGCTCTGCCATCCCCTACTCCTCCACACCCTCTCCCGGTTCCGGCGGCTTCTTATCCCCGATCCGTTGTTGCTCCTCCTCAAGGGTGACGTCAGACGCCACCACCTCCCGCTTCTGCAGGAGGTCAAAAATACCCTGGTCAGAAAATCCCGGCATTCCTGATTGCCATGCGGCGAGCCACCCGGCCAACTCTTCGGGCGTGACTTCGGGCGGCAGGAATTCCTGATTCAGCTCCACCTTGCACTCCTGCTTCACCCCGGCCCACTCGGAAAACACGGCCAGGGCCTTCGTGAGCCCTTCGGAGATCGTCCCTGCGATGGAGGACAGGATCGACGATTCCCCGGCCCGGTGGATCTGGGCAGTCTGTGAGGTCTCGGTGGCCTTCTTTTCGCTCACCAACAGCCGCGCCCCGATCACGGCCATTTGTTGTTCCGTCCGGTCCAACTCCTCCACGATGGCGCTGAGTCCCTGCCCGGTGAACTCCAGGAAAGACGCTTTTGCGTTCGGGTCCGGGAAGGTCCAGGCGGTAGCCGATCCCACATAGAGCTTTTCCGCCTTGTCGTCCGGGGAGTACCCCGCCACCCATGCGGTAGGGAGCCCGGTGAAGTGCAGCCCGTGTTTGTGGTCTGCGCTCATGCGGTAGTGATCAAGGTTGAGATCGACAAGATCTATGAGCGGGGGCTCGTCAACTTCGGGTGTCGTGTCGTCAACCTCCAGGAAGAAGAACGGGATGAAATCGAGGGGCTTCCCGTTCATGACGGGGAAGAGATCCGGGCCGATCTGGATATCAACGTCATCCTTCACCCGGAAGACCCGGACGCGGTAGGCCGTTTTTTCCTCGCCCGCCTCCGGGTTCTTCTGCTTCACGAGGTCCAGCACCCGATACCGCTTCTCCGTCTTGTGGTCGAATTCCGTGTTGTCATCCGTGGCCACACTCTCAGTCAGGACCACGAGAGTCAGCATGGTTTTGTTCCCGATCCACTGCGTTTTCCAGTTGATGATGCTCTCGGCGTTGTACCGTTGCATGGTGGGCCGGAGATTGAGCTTTTCAGCTTCCGCGGCGGTCATGCCCTCGGTGGATTGCGCCGGGTAGTCAACCAGGATGCCCATGCGACCCGAGGTGAGGATTTCGATGGAGGTCTGCTTTGCGAACGTATCGAAGTCGATCCCGGACATGGTGACATCTTCCAGGAGGGGCTTGATCGATTCAGCCGCCTCAAGGATCGGCGGCTTGCGGAAGAGCATGCCGGAAAGGGCGGAAATTGTGCGCCAGGTCGCGTTAAAGAACTTCGCCCGGAGCTTGTAGGCGTTGTAGTCGCCGGTCTCCTGATCCTTGAGCTTTGGGAGGTATCGGACCCCCGCCGCCTTGACTGCATCGGTCCCGGAAACGACATCGCGGCACCTCTGCCATTTATCGCTCATCTCCCCATATCGGGGGTGGGTTTTACTTACCTGGCTGGGCATGATAGGGCTCCTTTACAGTCCGACAACCTTCATCCGCGCCATTGGCCGGATGATCGGAAATTCATAGGCCACGAAATACGAAAAGGCCTCGTTCATGTGGTCAAAACCGGAATCCTTGTCCGGTTCCCCGTTTTCGTCGTATGCCTGCTGCTCGAGACACCGGGCGAGGGTCGGGCAGGCCTTCGCATTCACCTTCACCTTCCCCGCCTCGAATGCCTTATTCGTCGCCAATACCCGGTCTTTGATCGCCGGGTTTGTGGCATTCACCCGGACCGTAAACCCTGCCTGAGTGAGGAGGGCGATGTCTGACTTGGACGCATCCACGCTCTTCCGGCTGGCCCCGCTCGCATCCGGGTAAACGATGATCCGATGGCCCTTTATCCCCCACCGTCCATTGACGATCTTGATCATGGCGGGAGTATCGAACACGTCCTTGAGCTCAGCGACGGCATGAAAGCCATCGGGCCGCTGCACACTGACCGCACTGGCCATCTTCTGGACGTTGAAGTCCTGGCCAATGAAGAGCGGTTCGCCTTCCCGGATCCCCTCAGTAGAATTGCACCGCACCCGGTCATAAGAGCGGAAGACCGTTCCTGAGGTCAGGTTGACGAACTGGCCCATAAGGTAGGCATCGATCAGCTCTGCCGGGTATGATTCCTTGAGCGACGGGATGTAATCGGCCGGCAGATGCTTTGCGTTCTCGTAGGTCGAGGCCTGGACCAGGGCATAGTTGTGTAGCAGCTCCGGCTTTTCCTGGGGGAGCTGGACGAACTTCTTATGGCAAAAGCGGAAACCTTCCGGGGTGCTCGCAACGTCGATCCCGTTCTTGACGCCCTGCACCTTGTAGCGCATCCGGGCGATGATCTTATTCCAGGCATCCTCCGCCTTGTCGATGGGGAGCGTGTCCAACTCATCGACCAGGGCATGGCCGATCTTGAAGCCGATGATGTTCGCTGGCTTGTCCATCGAACGGCAGATGGTCATGCCGCGGGGCTGGCGCCCTGAGTAGAAATAAACCTCGTGGTTCCCGGTCTTAATGTCCACGCGGAGCCCGAACGACGCCGCAACCTCCTGAATCGTTGGGTAAAAGATATCCCGGATCTGCGGGTAAGTGGGGGCAAAATATCCCTGGTTGATGCCTGGATGCTCAAGGACGTGGGCGCACATAGCCATACAGCCCGTGTAGGTCTTGGAGCTGCCAAAGCCGCCCACAAACGCCCGGAACTTTTGAGGCAGGGGGAGAAAGCGGCCCTGGGGCCTATTCGCTATGATTTTCCGTTGTTGCACTGGCATCTTCCACCACGATTGCTACCGGCACAGGCTTTGCGCCGTCATCTTCTCCGGCTTCGATAGGCTGGTCTCTCTGTCCAAGGTTCTGTTTTCCAAGCCATACAAGCATCGTCGTATTCCCAGCCATAGCCGCCTTGAACTGTGCCCGCCTGAGTGATACTTTCCCATTCGCCGCATGCTTTTTAAAGTACCCCTCAAATGTTGTGTTGAATTCCTTCTTTAGCCGCCTTTGGATAGTGGGGATGGAGACCTTTAGCACCGCCGAAATTTCCTCGTAGGTGCATTGAACCTGGCATAAGGCTTCGAGGACCTTCCAGTCGATTTCGATTTTTGGCCTTCCCATCTTCGCCATGTGCCAATCGTCCCACGGTTCTAAACAGTCATAGCCAGTGACGGCTGAAATTGGCTTGTGACTTTTGCTTTTTTTGACATATTGTCATGAGCCCACATCGGCTGTAGATTCTTAAGATCCCAGCACTTTTTGAAATCAATATCCTCTGATGTTTCGTAATTAAATGCCGCAATTGGTATTTTATGGTCAATATGCCATAATCCTATATTTTCCCACATCATCCCCGGCTTAAATTGCTTCTCTATGTGCTTTACGAGTTGGTCCCTCGTGTACCCGAGAATGGCTTCCCATTTTCGGCAGTGCTTGGTCCCTTTTAGTGCTTGCCTAACCTGACTTGATATCCTTGAATTAAGTATATTTTTATAATTCTCCTTTCTCTTTTTGTATGTCTTCCTTAAACTACAATTCACTCTTTCCCTGTTTTTATCAGACCATTGTTTTGAATATTTATATGTTTGCTTTAACCGTTTTTGATAATAATCGCGCCTATTTACCTTTATATCGGCGTACCACTTCTTATAGTATTCTCGGTTGTACTGTTTTTTATGTTCTTTTCTCTCCTCTTCGGTCCTCATTTCTCTCACCCTTAATCAAATCTTGCACGGGAAAAAATCGAATCAAGCTTTTTCTTTGCCGATACCGGCACTCGAACAGCGGCACCCCATACCAGCCGCACACGAACCGGAAAATCTCCCTCCCTTTTGGAGTCTCGATCATGGCCCGGTATTCCGCCTCGCTCACGCCCTGTTCCTCAGCCAGGGACCGGATTAGATTTCCCATAATTTCGGCGTAGTTTTCGCGTGGAGCCTTTGAAACTACATATTTTGGCATGACTCACCCCATTCCATCACCCCTCCTCACCCCTCCTCGCCCGCTTCCCTCTCCACAACCTCAACCGCGATTCCCCGGGCAATCGCATCGTCTGCGATATCTGTCCTGATCCACCGCGCGCGGCCCTTGTCGGGTCCGGAGAGGTACTTAATCCGCCTCATCGCCGGCCTGATCCTTGGCCTACCCGTATTGAGCACGTAGCCCGTATCCTCGCGCACGCTGTCTGCCGCTGCTGTCGTTATGGCGCTCCTCCGATCTTGCTGGTAAAATCATGGATCTTTTTCAGGGTGGCCTGCCTCTCTTCATCGCTAATCTCCGGCAACGTCTCCCCAACGTACTCAGGCACGTCCCTCTCTCCCGCCTCCAGTGGCGCCCGCCTTCCGTTGCCATTACCACCCCTATCCTCACCGATCCTCGCCCAATTTGATCGGATCGCCTCCATGAACGCTGCATCCCAATCGGCATAGCAGTAACCATTTGCCCGGCACTTTGCCGTGAACGATTCCAGATGCTCCTCGAGGTGACCATGCTTTTTCCTCACTGCCCAGGCTCGTACCTGATCGCTGATTCCGAAGTCAGGGGACAGG